TGTGTACATAAACCTGATATATCATTTGTTTCATTATTTTATTACACCATATACTATTGTTCTTTGTCTTCCTTTTAATCCAGTAGATGAAAATTTGTTGACCATTTTTAATTTTAATTTTACAAAGAGTTCTTTTATTTCTCTGTCAGAAATTTCTACAGGGTCCCATGCTCGACAGTTTAAATCTATACTTTTTTCTATGAATAATTTACCATTTTTATTAAGTTGATTTGACCATAGTGTTATTGTTTTTTCTATGTCAAAAGCATGGTCAATACTGTTTGAATAAACAATATCAAATTTATTAACCCATTCTTTTTTTAGTTGATTAAAGTCATGCTGAACTGTCATAGGCCAATCTGATATCCCTATTTCTGAACCTATAATATCTGCATTAGGATATACATGTTTAAAATATTTTTGTTCCTCACCACGGCGAGTGCCATGGCACAGAATATTCTGTGCATTAGGCCCATAAACATCAAATATTTTTTTGATTGTTTTTAGTTGTACGAAACACATATGTTGCTTCTCTTCATTTGCTTCTTTTTGAGAAGCAATATATTCATCATAATTTTTAAATTCGTAAACCTTCATTATTTTTTAGTTGTGTCACCATTCTTTTTAGCATAAGCATTTGCACCAAAAAATGCAGCAACTAAACCAGCAGCAGCAACAAAATATGTTGGTGCAATATCGGCGAGTAATTGACCGCCTTGTTCTTGTCCGGTAAGTGCACAAAGAATAATTGCTACAGGATATAATAAAATACCCCATAGTGCAAACCAAGCCATTTTTCTGATTTGGTCCTCTTTTTTATCTTCGTTTTCGTGTCGTATTTTTTGGTATTCTAATTCTTCAATTTCTCTTGCTCTCTGCATTTCTTCATCACTAACTATACCATCACCATCTGCATCAAGAATCTCATAACTTGAATTATTCTGTAGACTCTTCGCCATTTATTATCCTCTCGCTGTTTTCAATAATTATTAAGGCCAATTTTTTAGCCTCTTCAAAATTATCTCTTAAAGAATTTGATTTATATCCATCTTCTACAAACCACTTGAGGGTATTTATATTTGACCTATCACTGTCATTTAAAAATTTAAAATCTGAGGTCATATCCTCAAATTTATATCTTAATTCTAATGTTTCAAAAAATAGGTCGTTTATTGCATTATTCACCAATTATCCTTTCATATATTTGTTTCCAATCAGAACATACTGTAATTCCTGTAGTATCTTCTAGCTTTGTATAAGGGTGCTTAAGTAACATTGAGTCAAAACCAAATTTTGCTCCTACAAAAGCATTCTTAACCTTATCTTCAATCCAATAATGTTCTGGATATATGTGTGAATAATGTTCCAAGATTTCATCTTTATCTGCAGATGTATCAAGATAATCAATACCTTGAATTGCATTACCAAATATTCTTTTAAGATTTCTGGTCCTTAATTCTTGCGAATATGGATTTAATGATAAAGATGTAATCACTTGAAATGTGTAACCTAATTCATATAATTTTTGTACATATTTAACTGAATCATATAATGGTGGTAAGAAACCAATATTAGATGAATTATTAAATTGTAATATTTTTTGATTAATATCATCAGATGTCATATTATATCTTAATGTTTGGTCATATACTCTAACATCACCAGTTGCAAAGATATTATGTTCCTTCATCATATAATAGTCAAATGAATCTCTCCAATTTAGTAGAACTCCATCTGCGTCTGTTAATATGGTATAATTTCCGTGCCACATTATGCATATTCCTTATTAATTCTTTGACCTTTAAACTGAGCCATTTTGTAAATATATTCTGCCTCGTCCCAAAGGTCACGAGCATCTCTATTTCTTTTAAAACCATATTCTGTGGCAAAATCCATACTTGAACTAAACCAAAGGTCACCTACAATGGCGTGGTCATTCATAAATTCAATGACGCCTGCCAAATATCTTGGATTTGAAGCCTTAATTAAAACCTGAGTTTTTGTGAAATATTCATTAAAATCTTCATTCCATTCTTTTTCATTAAGATATTTTGTAATAACCAAATTGCCATTTTCGGCACCTATAATGTAATCAAATGTATCTTTGTTATGTTTTACTTGTTTTTCAAAGCAATTAACTTGTTTTTTCATAATAATTTCTCCTCTTTTTTATTATTATATGTATATACTATCATATTTTTATGCAGTTGTAAACAAAAAAGTGCATTTTTATTAAAAATAAATCCTTTTTAGCTCAATAACTTATAACTTTATTAACAAAAAAATAAAAAAGTATTAGGTTTTATGGTATTTTATGATATAATATATAATATTATGGACTTAGAAAACATATTAAAACAATGGCAAAGTGACTGTGAAATACCTAGTATGCATTTAGATGACACATCCAGAAAAACACCTATGTTACATGCAAAATATATGGAAATGTTGGCAAAGGCCAAACTTCAATTAAAACGATATGAATTTGACCAGAAAACTTTATTAAAAAAGAAATGGTTATATTATAATGGTAAAATGGACGAGGAAACACTAAATCAATTAGGTTGGGACCCAGACCCATTTGATGGCCTTCGAGTATTAAAAGGCGAAATGGATTATTATTATGATGCTGATCCGGAAATACAACTATCTGAGGAAAAAATACAATATTATAAAACTATTATAGATACATTGACAAACATAGTTGATACAATAAAATGGCGACATCAGACAATAAAGAACATAATAGACTGGAAAAGATTCGAGTCGGGCTCATAAACCATTCCAATCTTCAAGTTGAATGTGAAAGGTCTATTGCATACGAATTAATAGATTATTTTTCCTTTTTTGTACCTGGTTACAAATATATGCCGGCATACAAAAATCGTGTATGGGATGGCAAAATAAAATTATTCAATCAGAATGGCCAATTACCTACTGGCCTATATCAGCACTTATTATATTTTTGTAAACAAAATAATTATGAAACCGAACTTATGGAAAGTAAGTATGGTTATCCAGATGAAACAAATACAATAGAACCTCAGTTATTATTTGATTTTATTAAAGGATTAAATTTACCATTTGAACCTAGGGATTATCAATTTGATGCTGTAATGAATGGTTTAATGAAAAAACGCGGCATATTACTATCGCCTACTGGTTCTGGTAAATCTCTTATAATATACATATTAGCACGATATTTTTTGGAAGAATTTGACACAAAAAAAATATTGGTTATTGTACCAACCACATCTTTAGTTGAACAAATGCATAATGACTTTAAACATTATGGATATGATGAAAAATTAATGCATCGTATATATTCAGGTAAAGATAAAAAAACTGACGCACCAATAATTATTAGTACTTGGCAATCAATATATAAACTACCAAAGGATTGGTTTTCACAATTTGGTATGATTGTTGGTGATGAGTGCCATGGATTTAAATCAAAATCACTAATGTCAATTATGAATAAATGTACAGAGGCCGCGTATCGGTTTGGTACAACAGGTACACTTGATGGTGCATTAACACATGAACTGGTATTACAGGGTTTATTTGGTAAAATTACAAACGTAACAACAACAAAATCATTACAAGAAAATGATACACTGGCCCAGTTGGAAATAACAAGATTAACATTGGAACATGATTCGCAAGTACGAAAATACTGGGGTAAAAGAAAATATCAAGATGAAATTGATTATATTGTAACATACGAAAAGAGGAATAAATTTATATCAAATCTTGCCTTATCACAGGAAGGTAACACATTGGTACTATTTCAATTTGTTGAAAAACATGGACAGCCCTTATTTAATATGATAAGAGATAAGGCAGATGAAAATCGGAAGGTATTTTATGTCTCTGGCCATGTTGATACAAATGATAGAGAACAAATAAGAAACATTACAGAAAAACAAAAAAACGCGGTTATTGTGGCATCATTAGGTACATTTAGTACAGGAATAAATATTAGGAACCTACACAATATTATATTTGCATCTCCAAGTAAATCACAAATAAGAGTTTTGCAAAGTATAGGTAGAGGTTTAAGAAAAAGTGATAATGGTAAGGCCACAAAGCTTTTTGATTTAATTGATGATTTAAGTCATTTATCATATAAGAATTTTGCCTTGCTGCATGGCTTTGAAAGATTAAGTT